AGACGCTCGCGGATAATATCTGCCTCGTAGTCAGCCAGAGCGTCCGGCGTAAACTTTACGTCCCGTCCTTTGCGGCTGATCTTGGTGCGCCACCTCTGGATGTCGAGGTTCTTGGTATCAGATACGGTATCGGCCGAGCGGACTTCCTGCGGTTGTTCTGCCACCGTGTCCTGTCCCTGAATCGGCTCGTACCCGAGCAACTCGCGCCCCTCGTTTACGGACAGCACCGGACCGCCTACGGCAAGAGCGATTGCCTGCGCCTTCTCTAACTCGCTCTGCTGCATGACCTCCGTCTTGTGCGGCTCAAATTGCAGGTGGTAGCCAAGCGGCATCAGCAGTTGTTGGTTGATAGCATGAGCGAGTAGTCGCGCCTGTGGTACAACCGTGTTTGCCATAAACGCCAACTGATCGCTCTTCGCTGTGGCGTAGTTGGCGGCGTTAGACATGACGAGCGAGTGCGGAACGCCAAGCGTCGAGGCGATGGCTTCTCGTGCGTCTCTGGTGATGACATCGCTGTGCAGGTCGGACAGGTCAGAGCCTACCTCCTGCGCTGACAGCCCTTGCATGACCATTGGGTCATCTGGTGTCGGCTTCGTGCCGAGGATGTTGCGGCGTACCCACCGCTGCCAACGCTTGACCGTCAACTCGTCCGGCTGTCGTGCGTCCTTGTCGGCAACCCAGACCGTCTTTTTAACCAGACCCGAGCGTAGCTGCCCGCTTGTGTATTCGGCGAGGTCATGCAGGATCTGGCTGTGCATATTCGCCGAGCGAGCATCTGCCGATCCCGGTCCCTGCTCTACGAAGGGCGAAGGCTGAAAAGTGCCGAGGATTCTTGAGCGTGGAACCTGAAATTTGCGCTCGTTGGCTGAGCGCTCGTAATAGCGAAAGTTGCCGCGCTCGTCCGGTCCGTACTTGCCATCCTCAAAGTTGGGCTTGATGCTCGTCGGGTTGATCCATGACAGCCCGTCCGCTTTGGTGATCATCCCATCCTTGTTGAACGTGCCCTCCTTCATCGCGTAGGCTGCACCAACGAGAGCGAGCGATGCCTCGGCTCTGTATAGGTAGTCGAACAGGTCGAGCCATGCCAGTTCCTCGGGCGCTTCCTCACCTGCCTTCCACACCACGTTGGTCATGTCTCCCTTGTGAACGACAAAGGGCAAGGCTGCGAGCGCCTTTGCCCTAACGTCTACACACCGCCGCGTCCAACCCTCGTCTGTCCATGCTACCGCCGGGGACATCTTGGCTACGTGTTCGTGACCATGCAGGTTGAAGATGTTGAGCCATTCTGGGTCGTTCAGGCTTACGCCTTTTGTTGACGATCCCAGTACATAAAAATCGGGCTTTGGCATTACCAGACTCCCCAAGTGTTAGTTGCGCCTTTCAGGTGCGTATAGATGGCGTACCGCATGGCATCAACGGCGTGATCGTGCCGCTTTAGAGGAACGTCCTTCAGTTCGCCCGATTTGCGGTCCTCGTCCCATCGGTATTCCCGTAGTTCGTTCTGCAAGTTTTGCGACCCTGCATGGACGTTTAGGTTAAAACGTTTTACAAAGTCGATACCATCTTTCACGCTTTTGTCGGCTTTATACGCCTGCAATCCTTCGCGGATCAATTCTTCTATCCGGTCCGGTTCTGCTGCATCGCAGTAAATCGGCAGGTTTTTATTACTCACCGCTTTCTTTAACTCAGCAATTAGGTCAGAGTTTGTCAGACCGCTCTGATAAATTACCTCGCGGACGTAGACATCGGGATCGGTTACGGTTACGGCAACCACGGCAGATGGGCTGTTGTACCCAAAGTCGATTCCGTAGAAGTCCGGTTCTCGTTGCTCGTTGTACGTTTTCCACTCTGGGTAAATAACGCCCTTGAGCGCCTCGCCCCATTCTCCGCGTTCGTATACGGCTCTCAAGTCCTCGGGAAGCGACTTTAAAACGTCGATGTACTGTTTATCCAGAAAAGCGTTGTCGCGCCACGTAGTGCGCAAGACAAACAGGTCAGGGTTCTCATCGAGCCACCGCCGGACCCAAAGGCGGGAGTCGGTTGGGTTTAGTGTCAGTGTTACCTGCTTGTACGTTGGCACATCGCCACGCAGTCGCAGGTCCACTTGCCGGAAGGCATCCTCCTTGACCTCGCTTGCTTCTTCGATCCATACGGAGGTGATGCCTGCAATAGACTTCAGTTTCTCTGGATCATCCAGTCCGGCATGTATGATCTGCGCTCCGTTGGGGAAGGTGATGGACAGGTCGGAGCGGTTGGCCGCTGCCGTTATGCCGTATGTGGCAGCGACCTCTACAAGGAGCCGGAACGTCGATTCCCGGCACGTTCGGTATACGTTACGAATTACCAGTATTCGCTCGTTAGGATTAGCAAGGCAGCGCAGGACAAGTTTCTGAGCCACGGAATACGACTTGCCAGAACCCGCGCCGCCGAACAAGACGGTGTATCGTTCTTGGCTGTTGAGGAATGGCGTATAGGCGCGGTTATATTGCGCCTCAATCGTCATGCTGCGGATCTACCGGAATCATGTTGATTGTGATGGGCTGATTGCCAGACGTGATGTCCTGCGTCCTGTGTTCGTAGTATCCACGGTCCTTGCCCTGCGTTTTCAGGTAGAAGATGATGGCTGTCGGGTTTTCCTGTTTTATCAAGGACTGAAGTTTCCCCTCGGCGAAGTCCACCTGCTTCACCTTCTCGCGCTTGATAGCAGCAGCCACTTCAGAGTCTCTTTCGATCCAATCATAGACCGTCGAAATGTGACAGCCAACGCGGTCAGCGATCAGGGAGACGTAACCTCCGCTGTTCTCTATCGCCTTGATAAACTGTTCTTTTTCGTAAGCCATTTTTTAATGTTCGGATTTTTCGGATTCCTACCCAACGGCGGGGCTGTTAACCCACGCAAGGGCGCATCTATTAAACAGGGTCTCGAAACCCTCATCGTGTTTCATCTGCTCCATTCCCTGCTTGTACCTTTTTTGCGCAACGTTAGCCGCTGATCCAAAGTAATCAGCAACGGTTGTCCAAGTACTTGAGTGTTCGAGGTCATAGCACAGAATTGTTGCGATAAACCGAGCCATCACAACTGGTCTGGACCTGCTTTTGCCCAATATGGTTAAGGCTGAAACGCCAGAGGTTTCTGATACTATTTGCAGGATGTTGTCATACTCGCTGAAGAGCCACGGGTAATCAACGGCAGGGCTTTTCTTCTCTTTTATCTTGACCACCAATTTGAGAAGGTCGTGGTCTGAGTAAAAGCCAGAATCAAGTTCTACGCCTTTATTACTGATTGTCATTTTCTATTCTGTCCGGATCGTAGCCGAGTTGAGCCATGCGTTCAATACATACCGCCACGTATGCAGGGTCGATCTCCATTGCGTAGCAGGCACGTCCTTCGTTGTGGGCGGCGACCATAGTTGAACCGCTTCCCGCAAACGGTTCGTACACAGAATCACATGAAATGTGTCCAATAGCCCTTGCGCAGAGATCGACGGGCTTAGATGTCGGGTGGTCTTTTCTTACCTCCCTATTTATCTGCCACACATCGTCATCGACGGTGCGCTGTCCACCGTAGGGTCCAGAGTAGAGAATGAACTCATGCCTTTTTGCAAATCGATCAAGGTTTTGCGTCCTGCTACCCTTATCCCACACAATGCAGCACTTCGGATGAGCGCCAGCAGATATAAGTCCATCCTCTACGTCCCTGACGCTCTTGTAATTACAGCAAGCAAATATCGGAATAGAATAAAACATGGAAAGCGATTTTGCTATAAGTGCGGCTGGAGAGGAGTTGTCGTTTGCTATTTTCTTATGGCTCCCCTTCACATCCTGATAATCGATACCGTATGGAGGGTCCGTAAAAACCATTCCCGGCGTTGATCCATTAAGCAAAAGTTCGACATCCTCTTTACTGGTGCAATCCCCGCACATAATCCGGTGGTTTCCGATCTGCCACAGGTCTCCGTACTCCACGCCCCACTTCTCCCGTAGCACCTCGGCTGGATCTTCGGGCAATTCGTCTGTGCCTTCCTTCTCCGGTTCTGGCACTTGGATGTCATCAAACAACTCGTCAAGGAAGTCATACCCGCCCAACAGGTCATGAGCCACCTGCTCCATGTCCCATTCGGCTTCGTCTCCTGTTCGGTTGTCGTAGTACGCCAGTTTCTTCTTCTGCTCCTCGGTCAGTCCCTTGCGGCGTACCGCAATGATCTCATCACCAGATGCTTCGACGATGACCACGTTGTCGATGCCGATCTGACCCGCTGCTTCAACGGTGCCATTCCCTGCAAGGATGATCCCGTCCTCGTCGATGACGATGGATCGCGCCGCTCCGACCTGCCGTAGGGATTCCTGTATCATCGCCTCGCCCTTCGCCGTTCTTACGCGAGCGTTTTCAGGGTCAAACTTCAGGTCAGCGATCTTTACTCTCTTGCTCATCCTTTGCGAGTAATAGGTTTTCGTTCTTCGCCTGCACCGTAGCCGTTGGCGTATGCCGCTCGTGCTACCCGCTCGGCTTCTTCTCGTGTGTCGAATGGTCCCTGACTTCCCCAGTACCACCCGTCAGGCTTCTTTACTATTGGCATCA